GTCAAGTGAATTATTTAAAATTAATCTAAAACAATCTCAAATAAGTCTTCCTATGCATCACTTTCGGGCTCTGGCCAGCTTGGGTCCTCTGGAGTGGGAGAAAGCTCGCTCGCGGCGCTTTCGTTGTCTACAGTTGTCTTATAAGCTTGGTTGGTCGGCTCTTCAACACTAACCGACATTTCATCTTCAAACTTATCAAAATATAATTTTGTGTTAGCAATTAACCAATCATAAAATATTTCTTGATCTTCAGGATTATCAAGCAGCTCAAATGAATCAATCATACTAGTCGTTGTTTTTTTCATTGTATTGAAAGACATATTTCTACCAGTTGTATCGGCATCCTCCAATCCTTTTCCGAAATCAGCTCTAGGATCTATTGGCTCTTCGTCTTCTTTCTGCTCGGAATCAGGTCTAATATCGATAAATTTATCTTCATCAGAATCTCCAATTTCAACCTCTATTTCTTCATCTAGACTCTCAGTAGCTAAAGCTAAAGGTGCTTGATCATCTTCTCGAACCGGTGTAAGAGTATCTACAATAGATTTTATAATATGTGCTCTAAAAGAATCTCTCTGAGCTTTATCTGTGGTCATTAATTTATAATCATCCCTGAACACTGGGATTATTTTTTTAAGTAAATCCTCAAGAACATTAATTCCAGTAGATTTATTTGGTGAAGGATCAACCTCCGGAGGCTCCTCCTCTAATAACATTTGTTTAAGTTCTAATTTCATTAACTCTTTCAGCGAGTTGCGAATTTCTTCTTCTTCAGTTAACTTTTTTTGCTTGACATATTTGATTAACTGTCTTATATTCTCTCTAAGAACTTTTTCTTCTTTATTCATCTTAATATACCTCTTTCCATAATTAGTCTCATAACATTATCAATTAAACTTGTATCAATAATTTCTTTTTGCGTTTCTATTTTCTTTTTGCGGTTTCCAGGTTTCTCTGACCTGGAACTTTTTACTGGGACAATATTTCCCGAAAAACCGCCGGCAGCACCAGCACCCGATGTTTCGTCTAATTCTTCTGGTTTTTCAATTTCGGTCTCAAATTCGTATCCTATAGATTTTAAAATTTCTTCTGAATCCTCTCCAAAAAAAGCTTTTATCAATCTTCTGGCAGCTGTATATTGTGGTGCTGGAACGCCTTTATGTAAGAAGCCCATAAGATATCTAGCATCGCTAGCACTAATATTTTCTAAATCAATGTCTTCAATATCTAAATCGGGATCTTTCTCGCGAGCTTTTAAAAGTGTAGGAAGTGAATTTAATATCTCGTTGCCTTCCGCAGAATTTAAATATTTTAGATATGATAACCCAAGTTCGCTTGAAGAATGTATGATTGGATCGACTGGCATATTATTAACTGTAACTCCAGGTCTAACTCTTTCATTTTGATTGTTTATAATATCATTCCATCGATCAGCATCACCACCTTTTGTTGAAGATCCTAAAATAATAATATCTCCACTGCGCGCTTGCTCAATATCTTTAATATTTTTAGGGGAAACAAAATCGTATACTGGACTCATAGGTGATGCATGAGAGGTTTTTCTAATTTCAACATTCCCGACTGGCGCTAGCATATCTTTTGGTAACATTCGTTTAAGAAGTTCAACTGCTTCATCTTGTGAGATACCCTGTTCTCTTCCTGGAAAACCGCGCGCACTCTTTAGCTGACCTTTTTTCTTACCTTTTTTGAATATAGCCGTTGGATTTGAAACAAAAACAAATACGCTACCATTAGGTCTTTTCGCAACCATTTCTGAGTAGCGTTCAATCATTCCCACGTGCCCAATCGTAGGCGGCTTCATTGAACCTGGAACAAGCGCAATAGTTCGTCCGGTAAATTCTTCATCCACAACAGGATCTTCGCTCTCATCTTCTTCTCGCAAATTATTCACATAAGTAATGACAGCATTGTAAATCGTCTTCTCAGCGTTTTCCTGGCTTACAATTTCTACAATGGGAGTACCAGCCAGAATATCTTTATAAACCAGCTGAGGGGGCTTCTGGTACGTGTGGTTGGCGTTTTTAATCTCTTCGAGCCATTCTCCGATGGTTTTTGTTACTTGTTTATCTTTGGAAACTTGGATAGTAAATTTAGAGAGGTTTTCTTGGACAAATTTGGCAGATTTATCTACCAAAAAGTTTGCTCGACTAAATTCTAAACGATCTACAAATTTAACTCCATTTCCTGCGTGGTCTACTGCTACATATCCCTCTGGATTAGTGGCTACGAGATCTCCCGAACCATCATCTACAAAATGTTTTGTATTATAGACCGCGTTATTATATTTTTCGATAAAAATATTCTTGGCTTCAAATAAAAGTCGAGATACTCGAAAAAGATTAAGGATATCTTCTCTCTTGCCCTCAAATGTTTGTAATGTTTGTTGCTGTTGGTCTCGTTTTCGTTCTTGGCCCTTGCTTGTTTTTAACTTGTCAATAGCCGCATCACTACGAGTTGTGTACCAATTAACAAATCCTTCGAGAGAACTTTCAGGGTTTTCTATAAACTGGCCAGATTTAATTTCGCTGTTAATATAAATATTTAACATAGCCATCGGCAGATCATTATAATTTATTCTTTCATTAACTGCGTCTGCCTTTTCAACTAAACTAACAATTCTTCGTTCTTCATTTTCGGTAAGAGTTACAGTACCAGTGTCATCTGTGAAAAATGCGTCATCAAACCAAACTCCAGGCGCCCTATTAAGAGTACTTACATCCGCGCCAAAAGTAGCTCCCCCATCTAAATTGCTATATGTTGTATGAAACACAATACCAAATTTTGATTGTCCGATTTCTCGACCAATATCAGAATTTACAGGGACAGCATAAACAATTGTATTTGGCTTAAAGCGATAATGCGGCTCCCCATCGATTTCCACTACATCGAGCATTTCATCGTCAAACATAAAATCACCTTGGAGAATATTAGTGATTCCCAATTGAGGTAAATATTTTAATGCTTTTGTTAGCTTGTCGACGAGTCCGGGAGCATGACCATGGTTTTTTATTACGTCTTCTTCGGTGTAATTTATTTTTGGAACTTTGTTAAAAATAGACTTAGTTCCCACAAAAAACTTACCATTTTCCGGGTTAATACCAGCAAATATAGCAGGCGCCCCATCCCATTTAACGGAGGTTTGAATACTCGCATTTGAATTTCCTTTGAGAGTTTCAAGAAGCTCCAAAAGAAAAGAGCGCGCCATCTCATAACCTTGAGGGCCTTGTGTAAGTACCAACTCTTCAAGATGGGTAAGATGTGTATTGGCGCTGCCCTCTTTTATGAGAGTTACGTTCTGGTCAGCAGACCCCATGGGTTACTTTCCTTTATTGAGTTCTTTAAGCACTTTTCTAACCACTTCGCGAAGACGAGGATCTTCTAACTCGTGGCCCCCACGTTCTCCCATCATATCGTTATCCATCATATCGTTATCCATCATATTGTCTTCCGTGCCTGCCGCGGCATCGGCTAGAGCTTGAATTGCTTCTATAGCTTTTGCAGCCAATCCTTGTATGCCACCCTCTTCAGGCATATCCATCCCTGGCGCGCCATCTTCTCCATCATCCATAACCATCACTCCCATATCTTCGGGAGCGCCGGCGTGATCACCGCAGCCCATTTCTTCTAATGATTCCTCGTCGTCGTCCTCATCAACCGGTGGGACTTTCTCACCTGTAGGAGGTACCGTATCCGTTGCATATTCACTTAACTTGGTGAGATCAGATTTAAATCCCCACGCTTCTGAAAGGAGACTTTTTAGCTCCCGATTCTTCCAATTTTTTATAGACATTGAAACATTATCTCCTTTTTGTAAATGTTCGTAGTAAATAGTCTCTCTTTGTAGCTTTAGACCATCTTCAAAATCTCTTACACACATTGATGCCATATAAGCCTTGAATTCCATGGTTCGTAGCTGTGGATTATTCTGTGCATATCCCTCTTCACCCATATTTTTGACATTATTAAACTCTCCATTACAATTTTGAGTGTGATGTTGTAACTCATGAGCCAAAGAACGCAACACGTCCTTTGGGTGTCGACCGGTAGTATAGAGTGTAATAGACTCCTTTTCAACGTCATAAAAGCCCGTTTTACCCAATGGATCAGCCGCATTTTCGTGATCTTGACGCAAAAACAGTCTTGGAGGCCTCGAAAAACCCATTTTTTCTTGCGCAAAGGGCAAAAATTGCTGAATTAAGTCTTTTAAAATGTCATTCATTTAAAAATACCTCTTTTTGTTCGTCAGAATACCAAATATACTCTAAATAGTTACCAAATGGGTCTTTTACATAAACTCCAGCAGTTCCATCGCGATGATAGACTGCTTCTCCCAATTCTATCGGTAAATCTTCTATTTTTTCGACTAAAATACCAAAATGAGGGTAAGGATAGTGCTTTTTATCGATTAAAGCGATGTTTGTGTTGGAAACACTCATTCTTATGTACTTCGGGTCGCGAAAAGTTACCTTTCCGTCTAATCTTTTAGTGTACCACTCCTCTGCAATGGCTAAATCATCGACAAGGACAGCTATATGGTCGACAATTGACATCATTGTGTATCTCCCTTTGAATTTGACTTAGAGATAAGTTTTAAACTAACTGTAAAGAACTCGATTTCGCTAGCTATATCATTTACCGGTTTAACAGTAGAAATTGATACCAGTCTACCCGATCTAATCTCGTTTTTTATCTCGATAACAATGCCATAGTGTGAATTCCAGTCATCAATGTCTCGATTCCATGTAGACCACTCGACTATATCACCGATATCGAAGATCTTTGCAGCTATTTCGCCAAAATTGTCTTTTTCATCCATTATCTGATTTGGGTGGGTTACAATCCTCGTCATAACTAGCACTTATATAAGGTAATAACTGAAATTCGCCAAGCTCTTCATTATAAACAATTTTTTCTTTGTCTTTAAGATTAACTTTTCTGTATTTTTTAGTTCTTCGGTTGATAATCTCGATCTCGAAGATTTTTTTAATTATTTTCTTCTTTTTTCTCGACATTTATAATAGTTTTCTTGTGTTTTTTAATGTCGAGGCGAAAATCAAAGACAAAAGAGTTATAGTTGTAAACTCAAAACCCCATATCCCATAAAAAATCCATACTCCTATAACTAAAGCAATGGTTTGCCAAAATTTTCCAAATTTAAATAACATTAATCGTATCCTGTATGTATTAGATCGTCGGGTTCGATACAAACCATATCACCTACCATAGTATAAATTAAAGTTCTTCCTAAATCATCAAAATTTTCTTGTATTATAAAAGCTTTAATTCCTCTATAGATCTTTTTATGTATTCTATGAGCTGGATCCCAACACCATATATCCCCTGAACCGTCGACAGCAACTTCTGGAATAAGTTTATCCTTTTCAGTTAGATCTCCGGAGATTTGTTTTAATATTCTCCTAACAAGGTCATTTGGTGCTTGTTTATTTGCCATTAAATTAACTAGATTTGAATAAACTTAAAAACGAATACTGATTTTTATTATGATATCCGCGAGTTCCTAAAAGAGAAGTATTCTTTAATTCTCCATAAATACTGAGATTATTTATCAAACAAAATTCATAGCAAATAGGGCCGCGGCCATACCAAATTGAATAACTGCAAATATTGTAACAGCTTTTGTCTTAAATGTTTTTAAGTTTTCAAGATCTCGAAAGGCATATTTCATTTGAGAGGGTGACGCAACTTCATCAATCTTCTCTTTCCATATTTTAATTTCTTCTAGACGATCTTCTTTCGCTTTAATTTTAGTTATTTGTTCTTTAACCGCTTGCAACTCTGTGCGCATACTCTCAATACCCTTATTAAGAGTTTCAAGCTGTTGTAAAACTAACTTGGAATATGTTTCCCAGCCTTGATCGTTTGACATTATAAACAAATCCTATTTATATTTTATAGCGTGACCCTCATATAACAAGGTATCATTTATATTAATTTCGCCAATGGTACCTGTAAGTAGTACTCCTAAACATCTTCCGTATTTACCTATTCCGTGGGATTCTAAAATAAATTCATTATTGTTTTTGGCCAATAATTCAGTTAGACGCTCTTTACTTTTTATACCTAGGGCTTTCTCCTCTAAATCTTTTGTACGGCTCTCAGGAGCATCTATACCGTGCAGACGGATACGTTTTCTTACCCACACGTCAAAACCTAGATCGATTTTAGCGTCTACTGTATCACCATCGATTACTCGAATTAATTTTGCTTTATATTCAAACATTTTAATTTAGAAAGAAACTGACTCACCACACCCACAAGTCCTGTTTGCTTTGGGATTTTTGAATACTAAACCAGACTTCATTAAATCTTCTTGATAATCTATCTCAGTTCCATTTAAAAATAAATATGATTTTTTATCGATGCAGATTGTAAGGGTATCAAAAGTAAATACTTTATCATTTTCCATCGGTTCTTCAACAAAATCGTAATGATACATAAAACCAGAACATCCGCCACCTTTTAAAGAGATCCTCAAGCAAGCATCAGGAGTTTGACTCATTTTTTTAATATTTTCAATTTTGTTAATTGCTTCGCTAGTAATTGTAATAGCCATTTAATCATCCTCTTTAATAATTATAATTTTATAACCTTGTATTTCTTCTTCTAAGTATGCTTGAATTCCTAATAGGGTAGAGGTTTCAGATGAAGGACATCCAACGCAACTCCCTCGAAACTTAATTTTGATTTTGATTTTGTTATCAGTAATATTGATATCGTTTACAGTAGCACTGCCTGCATGTAAATCGAGAGAAGGATTGATATCTTCCTCAAAAATTTGATGTATTTTATTTTGTATTGAGATCATTCTATTTTTGCTTCTCTTTCCAATTTTTTATAGCTGATTTTACAGCGTCTTCCGCTAATACTGAACAATGTATTTTAACTGGTGGAAGCGATAGTTCTTTCGCGATATCTGAATTTTTTATTTGGTTAGCTTCTTTTACCGACATTCCCTTTACCATTGTAGTAACTAAAGAACTTGATGCAATTGCTGAACCACAACCAAAAGTTCTAAATTTAGCATCTTCAATAATACCATCATCACTAATACGAAGTTGTAATTTCATTACATCTCCGCACGCCGGCGCGCCAACTAATCCGGTGCCAACATTAGAATCTTCTTTATCCATAGAACCAATATTCTGAGGATTTTCGTAATGTTCAATTACTTTATCACTATAAGCCATAAGATCGTCTCCATTAAGTTTAACATCAATAACTAATCAGCTTTTGATAAAAGTGCGATTTTAATATCGTTGCTACCATATGAATTCTATCATGACTCCCACCGTTTAGTGCAGTGTGATATTTTCTTGTATCAACAAAATATGCATCACCATTTGCTTTTATATGACCAGCAAAATTTTCTACAATCATTAGGGCGCCTGGATTTGTAATAATAGGAATATGAATGCGAGGTTCTGGATCTTTATGAAAACTCAAAGACTTGCGAGAACCTAATTTAAGAATTCTAACCCTTCCAAGACCAAAATGAAGAGAAAGTTCTTGATAAATGGTGTGAAAGTATGTGTCTTTTAATTTGTTCTCGAATAAAGTATATTTACTCTCATCTACCTTATTTTCTATTTGGACCTCATTGTAATTTTGATCTTGTGTCCAAAAAATTCCCCGAGGATCGTTTTCATCATTGTCAACATTTTTTGTTATACTAATACAATTGACCAAGCCTTCGGTAAATCCTATTCTTTCAACTGCTTGTTTATATGCTTCCAGAATTTTTGATTGATCAAACTTTATTAAATCAAGCTTGAATATATTATCATTCTGTATTAATAGTTTCATAATTCTATCTCCACTACCTTATCTATTTCAATCGGCAGTTCTGGAAGATCCCAAGCCACGCGAACTCCTCGGATGCGAGTGGGTGCCTCTAAAGTTTTAAAGTAAATGATATACGCCCTATCAGCGTTCTTGGCGCGGGCATAAGCGCGAATGTCTTCTATTTGCTCTCTAGTTTCTTCTTCATCGTCTGGATCGAATCTATACGCGAATTGTGAACTACCACCGCGCAAAGATTTGCTCTGTTGAATTGCTCTAGCTCCAACAGGAGTCGTCCCGTGAATATAGACTTGCTCATCGCTGTCTTCGGTAGCTTCGTTTAAATACCCTCGCCATTGTTCAAGTAGGAGTTTCATATAAATCTTCTCCACACTTCTCCGAGATCTTTAAGACTATCGAAATCGCGAACTTTTTCTTCCTCCTCTTCTGTCACATTAAATTCAACGCCGTTTTTCTGGGCTTCTTCCTGTAAAGCACCCAAAAAGGCTTTCTTAATTTCGTCTTCGTCATCCATGTCACCGGTAACTAGCTCGCGAAACTGTTCTACAAGCTCGTTAGGCGCGTCTGCGTCGACTTTAAAAGTGATATTATAGCGAATGTCCTCTCCACTTTCTACTGCGCTCTTATCGCGAATCATAAGATAATAATCGGATCCAACTTCTTTCATAGCTGGTTCCGTCAAATTCCTTCTTAATTTAAGTCTAAAGTCGCGAGAGTCTAAAATCTCAAATAAGATGCGGGGCTCAACTCCTAAGTCTTCAGGATCGAAATCATAAGATATTTTAGCCCACGCTTCGTAAGATTCTTCGAAATGTTCTCCGTCATATTCTACATCCCAATAGTAGGAATCGAGTTCCTTATTTTCAATCTCTTGCGCGAGTTTCATATAAGCCCCGCCATCAATATAGCCTTCTTGTTTGAAATATTTCTCGATGCCTTCTTTAATACCCTCCGCTTGTTTGTCGATGAGGTTTAAGACCTCACAAAAACTCTCAAATTCAAACTCTTCTCCATAATTATAGAGTGCGACTTCTTTCATCCAACCAATAGTCTTTTCAGGATTGATTCTAATAATAGCTTTAATTATATCACCTCCGCTCTCGGTTACTTTACCGATGTAGCTGTGTAAATCTAAATAAGAGTTACTATATGAAACATTATAATTTGGATCCCAACGGCTGTAATTTCCTTGCGCTTTTGCTCTATCAACTTTATCTTGTTCTTCTTTGTTAGCAATAGTTCCGTTGCCATTATCGAGCAAATAACTAATACAATTTCCCATATCCTCATAATTGGGGAGCCTTGCCCACTCATCAATATCCCACTCGATTATTATTACAGGGTCAAGTGCTATTACAATTGTCTCTTCTTCTCCAGCATTGTCTTGTGCAATACCTTTAACGTTAACGGAATAATAATCTCTATTCCACTTAGCGGCAATTTCATCAACTTCAGCTTGAACTTGTTCGGTGGTTATTCCACCCCAATCTGGAGGAAGATTGTCTTCTGTCTCTGTATTCTGTTTAACATTGCCAACAAAGCTATTAGAGCCTAATCCCATCAATTGCATCATTAACACTTTACGCCCCAGAGCATTAGAAGTATCTTCGTAGGAGCCTCCATATATCTCAAAATTATCTAAATTGATCTTTCCATCTTTTCTGGGTAGTTTTTCAAACAAATTCTCTTGTTTCTCTCTCGCCCAACCGGTAACTCTACTAATAAAGCCAGCAATCTTTTCACCATAAATGACTTTTTCTGGCACCGCGAGTTCTTTACCTTCAGATGACTCGTCTTCGCCATCAAAATAGCGAAACTGACGCAGCCGAGTACGAGATATAGGAGTAAGATCAAAATCTGAAGAGACATATCGGTTATCATCTCCAAAAATCTCTTCGGCATCATTTAGCTCTTGGCCAGCACTTTCTATATTGCTTGTGTTGGTTTCCGAGAGTAGATCCTCGGTCTCTACAACATATGCCAACGCGCCATGGCCCTGAGCTTCCGCAACAGCACATTTATAGTATTCTCCTGTACCGCCTTGTCGAGAAGGAGGGGTGTGACAAGAAGTTATATTCTCAAAATCCGACATTCTCATAATATCAATCGGATGTCGCGTCATAATAATAGAATATTGGCTGTTTTCAAGTGTATTAATATTTTCTTTGATCCATTTAGCTTTATTCACCCAATAATCACCCATAACCTTAAATTCAGTGTCTGGGGGTACTATCGGTTTTCTTTTGCGGGGCTCTTTGTTATGCTCAATGTCACCCTTGTCTTGAAGGTCTCGTCTGAGTTGTTCTTTCTCTATCCACTTTTCTTTAGCATCTTTAGACATAATATATTTATTTATAGTGGCCGGCAGTGCTGATCCCACATAAAGTTCTAACTGATTTCGTAGTTGGTTTAAACGTTTAAGCTCGATATGGTCTAAAACCTGCATTTCATCTACGGTGTCATAGTGCTGCGACCAACGCGCGTTGGCCAGCCGAGGAGGGTCTTTATACAGTCGCTCACCAATTTTTTGCCTTATTTCTTTCCACTCCTTTGCTAACTCATCTAATTTAACAAAATATTTACCAATCTTCATCTTGATATTCTTTCTTAACGTTTTTGAAGTTTCAGTAGGCTGCCCATGGGATGAGCGATCACTGTGGTCTACCCATTCTCTTTTGAGCGAAATCATTCCATTATCATAATCGGGCTCGACTTTTAAGTCTTGTTCAAGATCATAAACAAACTGACCAAGCTCGGAGTTGGCGTCTTTTACTGGAAAGGGCACAACAAAACGCACTCTGTCACCAAAAAGGTCGTCAAAAGCCAAAATCCCATTCGGGTCTTCGGCAATTCGTTCTAAAACTTTCGCAATTGCTCGCAATTCGTCTTCGTTGACCTCTCTTAAGAGAGATTTTGGGGATAAATCGGTTTTTTCCGAGATGTGTTCAAGCAAAAGCGTAGCTTTGTGCAATATTTCTTCGTCAGTCATCATTTTTGGAGATCTCGATCGCTTTCTCCAGTAAATAGATCGGAATTTCACTATTCTCTATGTCTTTTATCTCTTCAATTGTAAGCCATTCCCAGTCATCGTGTTCAATTTCTCCCGTTTCTGGGTTGGGTTTGTTAACTTTTACTTCTCCAGACCATTTTTGAGTCAGAAAATAAAACTTTTCTGTTTTTGGTTCGCCTATATAAATTAAATCGGAGACACTACAAGTCAAATTTGTTTCTTCTTTTAATTCTCTTATCGCCCCATCTTCCACAGACGTGTCTTTTTCATCAATATGACCACCCGGAATAGTCCACTGACCCGCGCGATCATCGATATCGGAGCGTCTAATAACAAGAAATTGTTGCTTATCATTAAGACAAGCGACAACCCCGATTGTTTTTAACTCACCCTCGGTGAGAAATTTATTCCATTTATTCATTTTCTGCAGGCTTTAGGGCGCCCTTCAAGCGCATCACACAATTCATTGATAACGAGCTTAATATCTAGATTTTGAATTGGAGCAACCCAGATCATATTTTCTTGAACTTGTAGGTCCGGACGCTGCTCAACATCAACTCCCCATAATATGCCAACTATGCTGCCATCTGTATCATAAATTACTGAACCGCTGCATCCAAACCATCCATAAGTATTAAGCATAAGCTGTGGCCCTCGGCCAGCAAGTGTTTCAACTCCGGCAACATAACCGCGGTATGTCATCAAACTGTGCCAGGAAGGGTGACCAGAATAGGTGATTTCCCCTCCGATAGGCATAAGATCTTGCCTAGGAGAGTATTTCATTCCTCTTCCTTCTAATGCATTGTCGTCGCTTAAATATAAAACAGAAATATCGTGCAGAGGATCCGCATAAATTAATAGAGCAGATTCCATTGTAGAGCCGTTTAAAACATAGTATTGCTGACCAATACGACCATTTGCAACATGTTGAGCTGTGAGAACTAATTGTAAATCGTGGTACTGTATAATACCTCCCGAGCCATGGCCATATCCATCTGTTATTTTAACTGCAGATTCTCTTACCTTCTTTTCAATTTTAGTCAAAGATTCGTTTATAGAAACTGTTTGATAATCTCCAATTGGCGCAGCGATCGCAGCCCCAGAAATAGAGAGTCCTAATAATAATGCTAATAGTTTTTTCATAATATTCTCCTTTAACTTTAATTATCTTTCTTATGCATAAAAATCATACCAAGGAGCAAAATATTTACTAAAGCTAAAACCTGAAAGTAAGTGCTATCGTGATAAACACCAAATCCCAGCAAACCAATATTTGCTGGGATTCCAATAATTGCAGACCACTCTAATAACTTATGTAACAAAATGTCGCCCTCATTTTTAACTATGAGCGACCATCGCTTTTCGAAGAAATTATTTCAACTGTGTTGGGTAAATGCCTCTCCACGGTGGCTGATTTGAAGACATAAATGTTAACATAAGGAAACATAAGGATCTGATCATTTATTTTATCAGATATAACGATACCTGATTCATAATAGACTTCGCCGTCAAGAGCATATTTTTTAACCTTGACTAAATCACCTTCAAAAACATCCCATCTTATATGGTTATTTTTTCGATTTCTTTGTTTATCCACGCATGCGCTCCACTAATAATATCAAATGGCGGCGAGAGGGCTGCAATGAATTGATTAGACGCCATACGGATAACGCACCACTGCCACTCCCAATTGGTCTCACCGGATAAAATCAGGGCCCCCGAAGATTTGATGTTTTGAAGATCGAGCCCCAAATCATTGATTTTTTGTGAAAGCACTCGGTTTCTTAAGACCAAATTTTTTCTCTCTTCATCGTCAACCCTTTCCTCTTGGGGCAGGTCAGCGCGCATAATTTTATAGGTTGTAAGCGCAGCTTTTTCGCCAAACTTTTCCTCTAAAATTTTCCCTACCACCGCACGAAAGTCATCACTCTTGCAATCCTCTCCATCCACCACAGCAAACGGTGCTTTCGCACGATTGCCATTACTAAACACTTTATACATATTCCAATTATAACTCAAAAGTTCCTCCATTTATTGAATGCCATTCCATCGCTCCTACCACAATTGAAAGCTTAATGCCTTCTTCTTCAAGGATATCGCTTAGCCTAATACGAGTATAATTCGGATTCGAATCGTCTCGTTCAACATTAGTCATCCACTTGACCTCCCAAAAATACAAATCGTCATCCATCATATCAATACGGTGCTTGCGATGAACAAGCATGCCGGTATAACCAGAGAACTGATCAATGATTATATCGCCAATACTTAGTATAACACTATCGAGCCTATCTTGCAAGTCAAATCGCATACATTAACTACTTGTCGAACAAGCAATATACTTAAAAGTTCCGGCCACAATCATATTTAAAAGCCCTGATTCAGTATAGGGAAAATATCGATTATTCTGGTCGGCGACAGGGCCGCTCCAAAAGATCTCCCAAACCCAAACGCGGTAATCGTCTTTATGACCAAAATCTAATGTAGTGGGCAAGTGATCAAGGATATCATACCGGCTAACAAGAAGACCAACGTCGCCTGTCTCATAATCGATTATAACCCCGCCGGCCTTAAGTACTATGTCTTCCACATATTATATAGCAGGGACAACGGTCTCCGAGCGCACTAAACACTCTTTAGCTTGTTCTGCAGGGTCTATAGCGCTATAATCGATTAACCCACAATAATTATCCGGAATAAGCAGCATATTCTTGATGGGTATAAAGGAGCCCTTTTCCGCGGGCTGGAATTCCTCTAGTCTCGAATATTCTTCATTGGTTGGGTTATGCATATCGAATTCCATCATCAGGGGCATGCCAATGCCGAATAAACCCCCAATGCCGGCGCCTATAATATACTTCATTTCATATTACCTTATATTGTCCGTAATTATTCCACATAACCCAGCAAGTCCGATTTATTTTAGGAAATTTAACCAACATCATTTCAGTGCGCTTGTCAACACACTCAACAAAACCCAAAGAACGCTTTTGGGCGCCCAAGTCTTTTATAAAATCGCCAGTTTTAGCTTTTGCTATCATAGTAAACAGTTTATACCTTAATTCGGTCAATAATATATGGATGATGGAGGGAAAGGTCCTTATAAAGCTTTTTAATAACCTTTTTTGCAATTTCGCCGATGTCTGCCTTGATTTCTTTTGACTTGAGTGATTTCTCAAGTTCGGTTTTGAGCGCTAGCGGCAATTCTTTCTTAAGCTTTTTCTCGATGGCATCATCGACAAGCTCTTTAACTTCGGCTTTCGTCATCTCTTCGAGGATAAGCGCTTTTACGTATTGTTTTGTAATTTGCATCGTTTATAATTAGTTAATTTATTGGTTAATCACCTTCGCTGCGATCATTTACTCTGTCTTTTAAATGGTGAAGCGATTTAGCGCTAATTTCGTTGCCTATCATATCGGCAGTACCAATAGTATACGCCAAGTCGATGTGCGTTGCAGTATGCGTCGACTGCAAATTATCTTTAAACCAATGAATCACGTACATTGGAAAATGGGAACCTCCTACCTTCACATTAATAACCACTCCTAACCTGCTTCTATCTGTAGAAGCTTCATACCCTACAAAGTATACTAGATCTCCTTTCACAAAGTCAAGCTGGTTTCTATTATGGGACATATTCTGGGGAGTGTGCTCTCTGCAATATTTCTATCTGAGCCTTCTGTTGCTCAACAGTTTTAAATAGTGCTAGCGCGGTTTCACAGACGTCTGGGAGTATATTTGCGGCTAGCTGTGGCCTTAATATACCTGCGCTGGCTGCTTCGTATACTTGTGCTATGCTTTCTTTTGTCATCTCTTAAATCCTTATAAATTTTTAGGGGCATTTTTTGCAATTGCAAAGTTTCGAAAAACTCTTAGCGCTACTGAACTGGGGCTTTGTGTGGCCTCTGCCGGGGCATAACGCATGGGACATACATTCCCCATAGGGGGGAGGGGGTGGGGGGTACGTACATTGACAACAATATTGTGACAGAACAAACAGCTACCAATCAGTTCTATTACGTTGTGTAATGACATTGTTAAGCACGTGTATGTATATAATGCCTGACACAATACTCCAATAGGTTAGCACTTCTATATGTCTTAGTATATTCTTTTTGTTTAGTCTCGGGAACATTCTGTCGGCGTTGGCTTTGCTGGTAGTGCAGGCTTCGATGGTGTTGCCGGCATTGCTGGCATTGTATGCAACCATGCACTCACAAAGAAAGCGCTGGACATTCCTAGCATAAACATATTGGCCGGCAGTAGTAGTATTTCAATCATAGTATATTATCTCCTTGCTATAGTATAACATAATGCTGAAGACATTGCAAGTATTATTTGTTATCATTACTCTCGCGATCATAGCGCGGGGCAACGGTTGGGCCGCCAAACTAGTTTAACTCACCTGTCACGTGATATGCTCGGGTGTCAAGACTTTTGTAACAACATTGTATACAACGCAGTGATGCGATCGGGTTTAGGTTTCCTATAGGGGGAGAAGAGTAACCGTCAAGAGTTATCGCGACAAGCACATGTGAGCCGCGCGTGTATCGTGTATAATGTATCGTGTATACAGATGCGACAGAACGCGACAGCCGGCGATAGTGCAGGTGTCACGCGGTGTTTCTCTCTCCCTATAGCGAACGTTAGCTAAGTCGTTGATAACACTGGTGTGACACAAACGCCTAACATCGCAGTATCACACGTGTTACGGGCAATGCTGTCTACAAGCCTTCCGTCAGCCCCCTAAGCACCTCCACACTAGCGCACGAAAACACAAAACAATACACAACCAAAGCCACTTTAATACCAACAACTAACACAATCACACCACTTTCTAACACTTTTAATACATATACAAGCAAACCCCAATCAAAACTAAGCTAATCGGAGTAAACTGGATCCTATTGTCATAACATAAGCTATTACTGATTCTATACCTGGGACTACACTATCTCTACACTCCCAAGCTATTATAACACTCAATACTATAAGTATCTTTTTCATAAGTCTCGGATCCTTTCTGTTTCAAAAGGTTAGCGGGCAGTTGAAATGGTGGACAGCCAGCAAAGCCAACATAGTCCAACAGATTACATCCATCGCGATTATTGCGTATTTAACTCTCTTATCCATTTCTTTATACCTTCTCGAAGCCATCGGCGCGATCGAACATCCGAGTCAACTGATTGACAACTCGCCCATCAATAACATTGTCAACAGGCTTAACGAAATCCACATAGAATCCGCCCCAGCTATCATCGTACATCGTGTGCTTAGTGATGAGCCCCACGCCACCGGTTGGAACGTGACGCACAAGCGAGCCCACTGTAAGCCTCTCAGGTGGCTTAAACTCCCTTTCCAGGGCTTCGGCGCGTGTGATAGTCTCCTCGCCGTCAGAAGGGCTCTCAGCGCCTTCAGCATGCGCGAAGTCATCCCAGTCGAAGATCACATCGATCGCAGCCGCAGCCGCCTCGCCATCAGGCGTAAGCGCGAGGCTCTCGCCATCGGTGTGCTCAACGAGTCCAGCCAGCACCAGCATATCGACATGCGCCGGGTTGCGCTCATATGTCATATGACGAGCAGCGATCCCTGGGATCAGGTTCCACTCGTCACTTGTCAAGCGGTAATCTTTCAAAGTTTCAACATTCATAATATATATCTCCTGTAGAAGTGATCTCGGATCAACCGCAAACGCGCGGCTGACTCCAGTTTTCATATTGCCAGTCAGAAATCTGACCGTCCTTGCAGAGTGAATCGGTCCAGTTATTCCAAGTCTCGCGGCGAGCGGGCCAATCGGGTTGACCGTCCTGCTCATATTCCTCTTGAATGAAGGGCAAGATTTCAGCCTCGAACTGGTCGCAGGCGTCGGCGTGAAGGATGGGGGAAGAAATGTCTCTCATGATTTATATCTCCTTACTTGATATGCTATCATTATACCACAGGCGCCCCAGGATTACAAGCGGATCTCTGTCACGAAATGTCACGATTATCTTTCTTGACCTGATCGATGTGCTTGCACGTATGTCGCCAGCCGAAACCCTTGCACGTGCAGGTATAACGCCCGTAGCTGGCTCTCACCGTATAGTGGGCGCCTTTGCTGCCTACGACAGCCCAAGCTCTCTCTGACGCTCCACAAGGGCTCTCAGGGCGTTTTGCGGTCTCGTGTATCATATATCGATCTAAGTCCTCGAACTTTGTATCATCGGGCACCTTAATCCAAACGTTCCCAGAAATCGCGAATCGACCGCTGGGGAAATCTGAGAGCAACGGAGGTTGATCAACTTTAACGGGCATCTATGCTTATGCCTCCGCTGGGGTGATCATAACCGAGAGCGTCACGAGTAAAAGATCCTCGGTTGATGGCTCAGTATTGCCAGTTTTGATCTGCGCCCAGGTCGCCAGTTGGGCGATCAGTGATTCGCAGTTGGCTGCTGCTGCCTCCAGGGCAGTTTCTTCGCGGTTGTGAGTATTCATTATTTCTTACCTCCGGCCTTTCGGGCCTTCTTCAAGTGGCGCTCTTCAACGAGTCGCGTTGTAGGGCTCCCGATTGGGAGCACCTTGTAAATCTTGGCGCCCTTTGCTGCGCTGATGATGGGCGAGGCGTTAGCCATGATCACCACCATCGGGATCTTGTTGCCTCCAGCAGTCCGAATACGCCCAGGAGCAGTAGCCGAATATTGAACAAGCGAGCCAGCCGCGAACTTCTGAGGCGCATAGTGGGCTTGTAGCACCTTGACAACGAACTTATTCTTAGTGATCTTATTGTACTGATCGATCGAGGGCACAAATCCGTCATCGTTGAGGATCTTCTCAGCCAACGCTCCGAAATAGTTGGCCTGCTTATAATACTTGGCGGCGATCGTGGCAACTTCATAAAATCGGGCGTTAGTGGACGTCTCTATCCAGTCGGGATCCACCTTGAGCAGATAATCCTGCTTCCAGGTCTCGCGCGCAGTCATAGCCTCGTCGTTATGATCCCTCTCGATCTTTTCCAGCACTGGGATCTGCTTATCTGACAACTCGCGTCCGGCCATGATCTGACCTTGCAAGCTATTGACGAACCCGCGAGCCCAGGAGGATGCCTCTGTACGCTCGCACACGGCGTTGAGGCGCTCCAGCATACCAGCACCCTTCGTAAGGGCGGCGGCGAGCTTCTCAGGGCTATAGCGCTCTTCAAGCTGCTTAACACATCGCGCGCGGCCAGCGCTCAGCCGGCGATTGGAAGCGTAGAAGCGAAGGAGAGACTCCGCAAAGGATTTATCGCGTGAGGAAATCGCGGGATTTGCGATAAGAGCCTCCAAGCGGGTGCCATAGGTAGAACGAGCCATAGATGAACCTCCGAGTTACTTTACAAGTATACAGGAATCGAGAGGAGAAGTCAACAGAAATGATGTCACGATTTGTCACCCTCTGCTGCAAGCTCAGCCAACGCCGGAGCCACATCCGCGAGAGTAAGCTTTCTAGTCTTACCTCTGCGCTTACCAGCGCCTCGATCAAGTTTACCATACCTTCGCCCATTCTTAGGGTGCGTGCATACGTGAAGAGACGAGATTCCAAGAGCCCTATAGCGTCTGAGGGCCTCCTGGGTGGCTTTGATCGTGTCGGGACGGGTGAGCACCGTCTCATAGCCTGAAATGCGGCCATCGGCGTCTAAGGCGAGATGTGTACGACTGATATAATACTTCAAGGCTATCGTCCCTCGTAGAAGGGAATGATCGTGATACCCGCGAGGGCAACGAACCAGAGGGTTGAACCGGCGATAAGGGCGAGAAGGGACATTGATGATCTCCTGGATCAGGTGGGTGCTGAGACGAGCCCCAGCGGGCTATGTTTAACTCAATCGATCGCGATAACGCGCTCATTCGTCTGAAAGTAGGGGCGAGCGGCATATGCGCTTGTAGTCATCCACATGCGCTGACACTTTGAAGCGATCGGCTTGGGAGCACACAGATCTGTCAGGATGATATGCCCGTCAAAAGCGTGCTTGTTGACATACTTAGTGGGAGCGTTGAAGCAAGTGCCTCCGCACATCACGCGCTCGGTCTTACAGTGCTGGCCTTTCTTCCATACATAGACCTTATCCTCTCCAACCTCAGAATCGAACGGGATCACCGTGAACTCTGCGATTTCAGCTAGCTTGTTAAGCTCTGAGAAGAAAGCGGCGAGCATCCGATCGTCCACCGATCCGCTCTGGTCGATGCTGACCGCGATCTTAGCGTGACGAGTTACCCGCTTGCCAGGATGGACACGGGGATACCGCTTATTCAAGCGACGAGGCGTTGATCGCTTGTCGCTGCGCTGGCTGGTCTTGACGAAGTAGCGTAGCACCTTGCGCCAATCTATTTTAGTCTGGATGCGATCGAGGATGTCTTGACGCATGCCAGAGGAGACGGATCCCCAGTTGCGGGATTTCTCGGCTTCCTCGGCGGCTTTCTTGAGTGTATCCTTGAGACGCTCCTTTGCGATCTCGGTGGTGGTGCTATCGCCCTCCCCGAAACCATCGTGATCATCGAAGCTATCGGCGCCATCGAACGGATCGCCATCTCCAGGCTGGCCAGAGCCTTCGCCCTCTTGACCTTCGCCGCCTTCGCCTTGCTCCTCCTGCATATCCTTGAGAGCCTCCAGATACCACTCGTAAGACTTGCCAGAGGGCAGGTCAACAAATGGACCTTCGCCGGGTAGAACACCCTTCATAGGCTCGCCAGAGGGCATTATCGGGCCAGGATCAGACTCGCATGGAAGCTTGCCCTTCATTTCGGGCAAGCCGTTGATCGCGAGATCCATGGCAATATTATCGATGCGCTTGAGACCATCGGATGGTTTGCGCCCGGTCACGTGCTCGAAAATAATGTGATAGAACTCATGCATCAGAACGCCAAGCTTATGCTCATCGCTCAGGGCGCCCATAAACTCAGGATTATAGAGCAGCTCGAACTGTGCGCGGTGTGGATTGACACGGACGCCGGCAGTCGGGATCGCAGTGGTCGGTGTCTTATCAATCCGACGCGAGAGAGCAGCAAAGAAGGGCTCGCGCATCAGGAGGCGCGCGGCGTGCAGGTTGAGATTAAAGGGCTGGTCAGACATGAGGGGATCTCCTTATTACTTCACAAGTATACAGGAAAGGGAGGGGGAAGTCAACAGAAATGATGTCACAAGATGTCACGGGTTGATCTTGAACTTGGCTCGTACCTCGATATCGTGGAGCCAGTATTGTCGGCCATCGTCAAAGATGCGATAGACCTTGCGCTTTCGGCTGGCGCTCCCATACTCGTTCTTTCTGCCCTCGCGCATCCCCATGATCAACCCAGGCTTGCCGGTGTCGCGAGAAATGAGGAGATCGCCTATATTTAACTCACGCTTCATGGAGCACCATCAGATCCTTTTCTAAGAACTTGTGTGTTTCTTCAGATCTGAGCCATTTAACACTGATGTGTGGATAATCCATACTCTGATCAAATGCTTGAATGTGAGTGACGATCCCTGCGCCGTGATGTTTAACGACGGGATCGTCACCGGTCCTATCGCGCAGATAGACGAGATCCCCCACCTGCGGCGATCGCATTACTGAGAACCGCCCAGGATTTCAACAAGGTGATCGCTCACTCGCTTACCATCGGCGGTCTCAGCCTTGTGGAGCGCGACAACATTATCAATGTTATCGGTGTCGCCCAGGACGGTCCAGAGCTTCATCGCTACCTCGGAGGGCAGGCTGACGAAGTAGGCAGCGAGGTTAGCAACCTGCTCGGAGGTCAGGGTCTCCTTGAAGACTGCGGCGGCCTCGAACTTCTCGATCATCGCGGAGTGGTCATTGATGCCCCACTGGATAGTCTTAGATAGATCGCCGGCATCAAGGATATCCTCAATGGTTACCTGCCATTCGTACTTCTCAACGAAGTCACGGAGGGAAACCGCAGCCTCGAAACCGACGAATGCAGTTGCGAGGTTGAAGAGGAGATCGCGATCGCCTTCCTCACCGAACACATCGGCAGGAGTAGAGGTATCGTTGAAGCGAACCCACGAGCGACGAGAAGGATAAACCTTGTTAGGCTCGAAGTCACCGATGTGCTCCAGGTGCGCGCGGTTCATATTAACGAAGTCCCACAGGATCCCGTTAACCTTGCCATTCGCCCACTTGAGCCAATCTTCAACGGAGGGCTCGACGTCGAACACGGTCCAGCGGTCAAGCTCTGCCGGGTCCATTTCGCCCACCTGATACTGGGCGCCGTGCTCGCCGCCATTGACGGCAGCGACGATCAGCGTCTCAGGGTGCAGGTGCCAGCCGTTGATCTTGCGGGAGTCGGTAAGCTCAAAGAGCCCCTGACGCACTTCCATGGTCGCGCGGTCCACTTCATCGAGGAAGAGGACTACGGGCTGCTCACAGGCAGTGACGAGCCAGTCAGGCGCGTTCCAGGTGGTAGCCTTGCGGCCACTCGCGGTATCGGTGGTATCGGGCAGACCGAGAAGATCGCCTTCAGTCATCTGAGAGGCGCGGCGCTCCACTACGGGCAGCTCTCGCGCGTCTGCGATCTGGTAAACGACTTGAGACTTGCCGACTCCATGACGCCCACGAAGCAGCACCGGAAGGCGCGCGTCGAGGATGTGAGAAACGACAGAGGTAAAGGTTGCGAAATCGACGGACATTGAGAGCCTCCAGAGGCATCGGCGGGGGTTTATCCCCCATCACTTACAGTAAGTATACAGGAAAAATGGTTTCAGGTCAAGGAAAATGATGTCACAAGATGTCACAGCTCAGAGAGGGGTGGGAATACCGAGGGCTGTACGGGCCGCACGCACCTCTTCTTCACCATAACGACCGTATTGATGGGGACGATCAGAATGGGTCGGGAACGCTTCCTTAATAAGTTTAGCGCCATTCAGCGCGATCGCGTTGAGCGCAAGCGGTGTTGCTGATGCACAGCCCTTGCCCGCATCTAGATTGTGCGCGATCTGCTCGGCGCTTAGCCAGTAGTCGCCATGGCCCTGCGGGCTGGTGAGCTTGACGCAGGGCGCGCCCTGGTTATGATAGTCCACGTTACGCATTTCAAACGAGGTCACCAGATATATCGTGTTCTTGTACTCGCCCGATATCCAGCGACGGGTAAAGACCATCGAGCCGATATTGACGCTCAGCTCTTGGAGCCTCGCATATGCTACCTGCTTGTACTTCTCAGAAAGCGCCTTGTAAACTTGGTAATCTTCCTTGACAGCAGGGCAGACGCGGCGGGTGTGCCCGCGATCCTTACAGTAGCCACACTTCACGTTCTTCATGCGCTCGGCTTTCGCCGCCTTGTTCGTGACCTTCTTACCAGTCGCGAGGTCGATCTTCGTGCGCTTGAGGTATGACTTGCGAGACTCCTCGGCGCGGTTCACGTGATAGTTGACGTTCCACTCTCGCGCCTCGTTGGTTTCAACATCGCCAGCGGTGCGGAGCTTGTGATCAAACTCCCCGCTCCGATAACGCTCGGAGACTCGCGCCTGACGTTCATATTGCTCCTTGATCTCGCTGGTGAGGCGTGGACACTTGCGCTTGTTGTGTCCTGGCTCGTAGCAGTGCGAGCAGCGAATGGTTCCGGTGTATGATGGCATGGGGTTCTCCTTGATTACCCCTGTATTATCTCACATGCGAGAGCAAAGATCAAGTCACGAAATGTCACGATTTGAGATAAGGATGAGACTTGCTTCGTGGATGCGCCAGATTTTGCCGTTCAAAAGCACTCTATAGTGGCGCGTCATGTGAAAATCTCCGTTAGGTCCGCAGATTTCGCGGTTCGTCTGAACCGCCTGGATGATCCCGGCGCCCTTCATTTTCCTAACTTTAACAAGATCGCCTTTCTTCATTTCACGATCTCTAGTTGATGCTTCAAATACTGGTGTGGCCTATGTGGTCGCGGGTGGAGGTTCCGCCCAAACAGTTGAACCCGATAATGCTGGATCCTGTAGCCACTCGGATGATCGCGCACTTCCAAGATCATCCCCATCGGGTGATCATCCACGCAAACAACTTTAACCAAATCACCGACTTGCATTGATTACCTCCATATCTATCTCGGTGGCGTGGGTCAGCAACCCACTCTTGACATTCCGAACCTCATAGATCCATTCCAGCCTATTGTGCCACATCTTGACAATGAGCCCCACAATCGAGGGTTGCCCCCACTTCAGCCTAACTTTAACGAGGTCACCGACTTTCAAATCAGGCCACTTCATTTTACAATCTCCAACTTGTCTATTTTGAACTCTTCGCCTGTATGCAGATGGATCCATGTCGCATCGGCAGCTTCTTCGATTTTCACAACAATGCCGATGCCGGTATATGGCATCGTAGCCATTTCCTTCTCACCATCATCGTAAACAACTTTAACCAAATCACTGACTTTCATGCGAACACTCCAAAAGCATCCCGACGATACCACTTCTGTATCGCCCCGTGCAGAACAAGCACCTCAAGTTCACGCAGCGCTATGACAAGTCCCACGGGAATATCACCATAGCGATCTCTTACCAGATCACCGACTTTCATTGAGAACCTCGATGTCCAACGGGTTAGCATACATCAGGCGATGCTCGGATGCTATTGGCTTGACGAGAGCAACAGTATTATATTCATCTTCTTTAAGCTCGATTATAAGCCCTGTGATGGGCTCGCGTCCGTGTGTGAGCTTTACCTTTACCAAATCACCGACTTTCATTGATTACCTCCAGATCCATCGCGAGATAGGAAACGACTGGACGATCGCCAGCGCCAGAGACGCGCACATCCACGAAGGGCTCGCCAGAGGCACGCTCCATCGGCTCAATCCATTCCACGATGCCGACCATACCGCGCCTGAAAATCTGAGGCTGATAGTCGCTGTCGCGCGTAAGTTTAACGAGGTCACCGACTTTCATTGTGCCCCCTTGTGCTTGACCTTGCGGGTATACTTGGACTTGTCCTTGTGCTTTCCAGCACCCGAACGCAGATGTGCCCGCACTGCGAGCCAGTTGCGGGTTTTAGCTTTCTTAGACACATCGTCTCCTTGATTACTCCTGTATTATCTCACATGCGAGAGCAAAACGCAAGTCACGAAATGTCACGGTTTAGACAAGGGGGCGCAGTGAGCGCCTTGTGGTCTTGAACGGTGGACCTCCATCCGACCAGACAACGATGACACAGGGTGAAGATCCTTCCCTGACGATGATCCCGTAGCCCTTGAACTTTGAAGGCTGCTTCTTTCGCACCAGATCACCGACTTTCACTGATAACCTCCAGTTCTCGCGACTTCTCGGTGTTCCAATACTTCTTGCCTTTGTAGCTCCACATAACTTTAACGTCCTTGCGCCCAACGTATACGCCAACCTCGATAACAAGACCGGGCTGCACGCGATGCGCCCATTTCTGATGTTCATTGAAGATTACGAGGTCACCGACTTTCATTTACTACCTCCGCTGATTGCTCTATCTGGCGCCCAAGCTCGATGGATCTTCCATCAACGAAAACTCTCCAGTCGTATTCAAGCCTATCGTTCCTTGGCAGCTTTTCAAGCAGCACAGCAACGCCGGTCGGCAGGCCCCAGACATCTCGTGCGCCGCCTCCCAACTTTACCAAATCACCGACTTTCATGCGGTTAGCTCCGTCCTGATAACTTCTACATTATAACCCGCATGCATATCCCACGTGTATTCGTTCCACTCGCTAAAAATCACCCACAACTCCTCACGGGGCATTGCTCGCATCTTGACCAGATCCCATTCTATGGTATCCTCTTCATCCGACAGCTCAATGTCGCTATTCTTCATCACTCCGCGCGCGCCATCCTCATCGTTTATATCGAGCAGGGATAGCACATCACCGATAGCCGCCAGTGCGGCGCCCTTCTCGGTCAAGTGTGAGCTTGCAAACTGCTCGCCCTCATAAGTTCCAGACAAAACCCAAATAATCATATTTAACCTACCAGTCGATGGGATCGTTAGAGACGGGGCTCGCAGTGCCGGCCAGTATACGCTCTGAGCGGCGCTCTGCTGCCCGTGAGGACGCTTTAACCCGCTCGCGCGCGTCAATGCCTGCCTGGATAAACTCAGCGCCAGCATCGAGCGCAGGGATGTCATCCCAGCCGTCATCACGGCGAGCAGATGCTTCGCGGAGATCGTCAGTTAGCGCGGTCAACTCCGCGATCAAATCCCGAGTCATAGGATCCTCGCCAAATGTCAGTGTATCCGCAAGATCGTCAATCCGCTCGTGCAGGGAATCGAGGATATGGGTGAGTTCAGTTTCGTCAAGTTCAATCTTCAAGTTGTACCTCCTTGATACCCTTCTATTATACAACAATCGATGGTCGAGGTCAAGTCACGAAATGTCACGATTCACTGACCATCAGCAAAAGGCTTGGCGCACAGCGATCGGGCTGACCGGTGAAGAGCCATACAAGCTCAACGTACTGGATCCCAGCCGGATTATGGTGTAGCTTCCGCACCCTCGTGATAACACCGAGCCAATCGGCTCTATAATGTTTAACGAGATCACCGGCTTTCATTGATAACCTCCAGGGCGCCCCATCGCTCATCGGTAAATCCGATATCCCACGACCAATGAACTTTGATGAACCCGCGCGAGCTGGTAGAGCGAGGCATCGCGATCACGATCCCCGTGGGGCTGGGGCTCCATCCCGTGTGGCCTTTCTTTATGATTACCAGATCACCCACCTTCATCTTCCACCAGTTCTAAAAACATTTCGTGGAACTTTAGTGTTGTTCCGTTTGTCATGTATAAGTAATAGCTATCACAGGGTGTTACCGTTACGCCGTGTTTATTATAAAGCCGGGAGCCGTTAGCATAGCCCTGGACATGTCCCATACGTGATGCCGGCATATCTTCGCAATGAGTGCCTTCTTTGACGAGTACGAAGTCCCCAATCTTAAACTGCGGCGATGCTTTAAGTTTCGTCTGTTTCATCGTAATCTATCGTTAGTCCCAAGTTCAGCAGATATCCATCCAAGTCTCCAGGATCGGAGCCCTTGCTCATAAACGCATCGAGGTCTGACTCGATCGACGGGTGGGTCATCGAATGTGTTTGATCTGGTAGGTCTTTCACAATCGCATCCAACGCATTTTTGAGGGCTTCTAACTCGTTAATGACAATACCCTTTTCCGTTTGTTTTTTCTCTTCGTCCTGTTTAGATTTCCAGGCTCGGTACTCTTTAAGATTAACTAACTCGCCCATCAAAATGGCGCCCTATCGCCATCATTTGATAGCGGGGAAGCTTCCCACACGAGAGGATGCATTACCATATCGGCGGCGCGCTTTGCTTGCCCGATGTGACAGGATGTGGTTTGCGAGTGGAAGCAGCCGCCTTTCGCGGTCTTGTCAACTACGATGCACTGGCCCCCCTCGGTCCTGCGACCAATCATGAGGTTATATGAATACAGATCGCCTGCGATGGCTTTTAGAGTGTTCGTATGGTTGCGAGCCTCTCGGCCCTCTGTCCAAAGTGTGATGACCATATCGTTAGTTACGATGGGGATTGATTGAGCCATATGAAACCTCCTGGTTGTTCATATTAATAAGTATACTATAAATGGGTTTAAGAGTCAATGATTTTCTTGTCACAAGATGTCACGGGTTCCACCCGTTATAGATTGCGTCTGCAAAGTGTTTTGCTCCACGCAGGCTACGCATATCTTGAAATGTAACTTCTTCTGCTTCAACAGCGTCCTGCTGCTTCTTCATATATGCGCGCAGAGCTTTGATAAATGTGATTTTACTGAATCGCATTTCGACAGAGAGGTTTGTTGCGCGAACGTCATACTGACGGCACATCGTGCTAATCATCTTATGGGCGGCTTCGATGCCCTTGATGTCCTCTGTATCTACGACTAATGTCATCTTCATTGTGCTTTCCTGCGGTGGGAAAGGAAAAATCTGGCGCGAAGTTTTGTCATCAATATGAGATAGACCTGCGGACGCCTACATCCCAAAATCCGTTTCCCGCCTCTTCAATATCGTCGGTTTCCTCACCCATACGAACGAAACGGAAACACTCATCGGCCTCGATTTGCTGGCCCTTCTCGTCAGGGTGCGGTACCTTCGTATTTAGGCACCAGTCCACAAAGTCTACGATAGCCGCGATGCCTTCATTTGAATCATACCACTTGATCTCTTCCCACACGAAGAGCATATTGCCGGCGCCGTCATAATCCTTCGTCTTCTCTGCCTCCCCAAAGCACAAGGATCTCGCTTCAAGGCACTTCGCCATCGTGACCATAAACTGAGGCATAACCTCTTTTCCAACAACTAAAACAACATCTGAACGATAGCCCATAAAGCTCTCCTTGATTACCCTTCTATTATACAGCAGGCGCGTGAGAAACGCAAGTCACGAAATGTCACAACCGCCTTCCTTCCACGCTGACGATACATTAGCGCGCGATTCGTTACTTTCAAAGGAAACAATCGCGATGTCGGATGCCTCATCCTCTGAGAATCCCAGATATTTGACGGCGGTTTCTGTCCCTAACTCCTCCACGCATGACGCGCATTCGTTTATCCTGCCGCCAGCTTGCCGCTTGGCGGTCGAGTTCGTGTTAAAATCCACGTTACAGTGCTTACAAGTTTTAATCAATGTGACTCCCTGTCTTGATTACCCCTATATTATCTCACATATGAAAGAGAATGTCAATGAAAAGTTTGTCACGATTTGTCACGAGACTGAAATGACCTTTAGCTCGACTATCGGAGTCCAGACGATACGCATATTATCACCGAACCACGCGACATCGGCGCCATTGCCAATATGCATCTTAACTATAACGCCTATTTGAGGTGATACTTCTCTCGTTGTGAATGCTGCCGGCAGCGTCCATCGCACGATGTCACCGACTTTCATTCGCTTACTATCCTTAGCTGGTCGACGAACCACCATCCAGTCGGTGAGTGCTCGGATGACCACATTATCTTTGCTTCGTCGCGTTTGAGATTGTGGGTTTTGTACTTTCTTGTTTTTTCTTTTCTCACTTCCAGAACTAAACCAATACATACAATATTTCTTTGTTCGTCATAGATTGCCGTAACCAAATCACCACGTTTCATCGTCATCTCTGAATCCGATCAAATACGCAAACTTTTCTAATATCCAACTGAATCCATAGAACGTCACAATCGCTATCACTAGGATCGTTAGTGGTTCCCCCAAGAGTTCAATGGATCGTGTCATCATCATAGTTAGGTACGATGAAGGTTACTTTTCTCCTATCATCTAGTTTAACTATGTTATCTAACATCTTTTCTGCTGTTTCTTCTTGTTCTTTCAACATTTTCTCGTCTTCTTTGCTGGCGCGCCAGTCAGCCCACCACCAATAAGCCGATTGGGTGAAATAGTTAAACAAATGCGCCAGGATAAAAAGCCCTGCGAGAACTATCAGGAGCGCCCCCCATTCAGGCATCAGTCTGCCCTCAAACAGGGTATGCCTGCTGGTAGCTCACCCTCTACCATCCCGCCGTGTTTTGCGATAACGAGTGTGACAAGCGGAGCAGGCACATATGGATAAACTGTCTCGGTGGGTGCTTGAGAGTCTTCCGCAAACTCCAGAAGCAAATCCTCCGATCTATTCGGATATCCGATCTCTACCTCGGTGTATCTTTCTGCGTCAGTTTCGCGGGGATGACAATATTGTGATTCTCCCGCCTGGACTGACATCGTAAACCCGTCTTTACAAACTACTTTCTTATTCATCTTAAACATTTTCTTCATTCTCCTTATAAATCTCTAAAATCTTTATTAGCTCGGCGCCGCATAATCCTGCGGCGTCTCTTTGTGCTCCGTTAGCTGCTGATTCAAAATCTTCTTGAATCCATACAGCCACAGACTTAGTTAAATAATCCACATCTTGGATCGCCTCGGTAACCATTAACAACATATTTGCGTAGCGACGATGAAGCGTACCAAACTCTTTCTTATAAGGTTCTTCATTATGTATCAGGCAAACATCAGCAACCTTTAGCAAGCGTTCAGTCACATACGCACGCAAGCCCTCGCGCAAATCAGGTGCCTGACGGGCTTGGCGCGGCACTGCTGCCTTTGAAAAGTAAAAGTCGTTCATTTATATATCCTTAAAAAAAATGGTAGGGAAGGCAGGATTTGAACCTGCGACCAATCGCATATAAGGCGACCACTCTTACCGCTGAGTTACTCCCCCTCTAATAGCTGCCCTTCGCAGACTCGAACTGCGGACCCTCTGATTAACAGTCAGATGCTCTAACCAACTGAGCTAAAGGGCAAGATATGGTACCCTGAGTAGGGCTCGAACCTACGACCCTCGGCTTAGAAGGCCGATGCTCTATCCAACTGAGCTATCAGGGCTTATATTATCAAATAAATCTACATACCTGTTCTTCTGTATATCTTTATATTGTATCACAGGATGGTCTCCTGGCACAAGCAAAATCAAACATTCATCTTCATTTTCTTTCATTTCGCACAACTGCGCCCATGCTTGGGCGCGATCATTAGATGCAGTCGCAAGATTGTGTGTGATTTCTCCAGCGCTATTTTGATATATTGCTGTATATGGCAGCATTGTTTTCTCCTTGGTTAATGGTGGGCCTTGTAGGACTTGAACCTACGACCATTCGGTTATGAGCCGAGTGCTCTGACCAACTGAGCTAAAAGCCCCTATGTAAAATGGTGGGTCAACTGGGGCTCGAACCCAGGGCCGCCGGATTAAAAGTCCGATGCTCTACCAACTGAGCTATTGACCCATTTCTAAATCTTTCTCTCATCAAATGGCTTGATCCATGCTGCCCTTTCCCAGTTGGCGGGGGGGCCAAGATCCGACCATAATACTTTTAGCCAGCATAGGTCTATGTCTGCCACATAAATATCTATCACAATACCGACCGCGTTGGGGATCCCTATCGCTTTGACCATTTGGCCTATATAGTAATCCTTCCAAGCCTGTACCTGCATTAAAACTCATATTCAGTCGATTCAGATTCTTCACTGCTATCGACCAATACACCTCCCTCTTTAAGCGCAACCAATAAGGTCGCGACAACTCCTTCAAAATATTCTAATCTCGCCTCTAACTCTTCAACTTTTCGTGTCAAGCTCTGACAGTGTTTCGTCAACCGCTCTACCTGAGCCTCCCACATATCTCTCTGATTAAAACTCATCGTATTATCTCCATCGGGACTTGATATTCACAAGCTCTCCCTTATAAGTATAAACGAATACTTCCAAATCATTCAGCTTAGCGATCTCCCCTGTTCTTAATGTATTTTCATAATACTCTTCGTGCCCTCTAGATGGTAGGACAGGCGGGACTCGAACCCGCATGCTCAATCGAGCGAGAGATTTTAAGTCTCTTGTGTCTACCGATTCCACCACTGTCCCTCTTACTTACTCTATTATTATACCAAATCTGATTAAAGAAGTCAAGCACTTTCTGAAAAAAGATTGCTATGACTTACTGGCAGACTGAAGCAGTATTAGTTCCCACTCGGCAAATAGTCGCTGTATTCCATCAGTGCATAACACATCATAGACCGCTTCATCACCGAAGTAATCTTCATCAAAATAAAGATTGATCACGATTCCACGCCATGGATAGAACAAATCGTCGACGTCATCCAGAGGATAAAAATAGTCGTAGAACGCATAACACGCTTTAACCAAATCACCCTTTTTAAACTTAGATTCCACCACATAATAACTACTTGTTCTTTACCCAATCGGCAGGGTACCATCCCTCACTATCTATTATTCTACTCGCGTATGATCCCGGTTGTCTAAACCACTTAATCTTCACAAAACTAGTTTTAGGCTTCTTGCACCACGACTCGTTGTATCGAAAAAATAACCCCAGGAACTCAGTATTACCTATAGCAGAGCCGCATAGCTGCTTAACCAGATTGTGTTTTTCCCAGCTTGTTCGGCCCTCAGCGTTCTGTGCAACGTCAAAAGCTACCGCACGATCGATGCCGGAGCCATTCAAAACATCTTCCATCTTCTCTAAGATGATCCCCATTCCTGGGGTCTTACGACGGTATAAACCGACCAGATCACCAACCTTAACTGACATTTTGTTCTCCTTGTTACCCTATAAGTATAGCACGGAGACCAGATACACACAAGTCACGAAATGTCACGGCTTAAAAAATACTCCAATGTGGC